TAGCAGAAAATCCAAATGCGTTACATTTAATTTTTGATTATGATTATGAAGGAATGAGAGAAGAACATAAAGAATTATTTAAAGAATTAATAGAATATGTTTTCCATCCAACAAGATTAACTCGAATGTGTAAACAACATCATTTGGAAGTGTATAATTATTTAGATATATTGTAATACAATGTATAAATTATAAAATTGATTTAAAGAATTCTTTTTTATTTTATGAAAAATATGTATAAAACAACACCAAAAATTAATTTTGATGATATAAATGAAGATTATAATATATGGGATGGTTTATCACTAAATCCAAATGCTATTCCAATACTAGAAAAAAATCTAGAAAAAATAGACTGGGAATTGTTATCAGAAAATCCAAATGCAATTCCTATTTTAGAAAAATATCCTAACAAAATTTGTTGGATTTCCCTATCAAGTAATCCAAATGCGATTCATTTGTTAGAAAAAAATCCAAAAAAAATTCATTGGTATATTTTATCATCCAATCCAAATGCTATTCCATTATTAGAAAAAAATCCAGAATTCATTAATTGGATATATTTATCATCCAATCCAAATGCTATTCATTTATTAGAAAAAAATCCAGAAAAAATTAATTGGATTGCTTTATCAGCAAATCCAAATGCTATTCCTATTTTAGAAAAATATCCTAACAAAATTTGTTGGACTTTCCTGTCAAGTAATCCAAACGCAATTCATTTGTTAGAAAAAAATCCAGAAAAAATTGTTTGGCGTTGCTTATCAAAAAATCCAAATGCTATTGCAATCTTAGAAAAAAACATGGAGAAAATTGTTTGGTGTGAATTGTCAAAAAATCCAAATGCTATTTCTATTTTAGAAAAAAATTTGAAAGAAAATAATATTGAAAAAATTAATTGGTTAGGTTTATCAATGAATCCAAATGCGTTACATTTAATTTTCGATTATGATTATGAAGGAATGAGAGAACAACATAAAGAATTATTTAAAGAATTAATAGAATATGTTTTCCATCCAACAAGATTAAATCGAATATGTAAAGAGCATCATTTGGAAGTGTGCGATTACTTAGACATTGTTTAAATTTTGTCATACGTTATGAACAATGTATATATATTTATGAACAATGTATATTTATAAACAATACTCTTCCAAAGTCAAAGTGAAAATATCATATATTATTCTACAAATTATTTTTGTTATTAAGAAATCATATATATTATTTGAAAAATGAGTTTGAATGTAATAAAAAATATAAATAACATTCATAAAAAAATATTCAATAACTAATTTACAATTATAATGAATTTTATGGAATAGTGTCCAATCTTCTACATAACTACACATGGAAGTATTTGTCTGTTTAACAAAAAAGTTATGTGCATCTAACAAACCAGACAAAACGCGATGGAAATTAATTTTTTCATTTTTGATATTTAATGCGTGAGAGAATTTATCGTATCCAAATAATTCCAAATGAAGCGTTTTACTATCTTTTTTATTATTAAAAATAAACGCGTTTATTCCATCCATATATTTTCGTTTATAAATAAGTGTGTGGTCAATCAAAAACGGGACAAAACACGACTTTATTATAGTGTCAATAACATCGTCTACATTTTTGTATTGGTGTTTTATTATTTTTTGCCGTTTTTCTACATTATAAAAGCAAATATATAATTTACCATTTATTTTTTCACATAATTTTCTCTCATTTTCGCTATTTTGTTCTGGTAATTTAGAATGTAAATAAGTTTTTATATGTTTGATGGAACGTAGTGTATAATTTTTTTTGAAATTTTTCGTAATAATTTCATATAATTGTGGCATTACATCTAAGCCATCAATATAATATAAAAAAGCTACTAAGGAGCCAATACTACAACCTGAAATTCTCTCTATAGAAATATATTTTCTGTTTTCCATTTCTTGTAAAAAATATAAGGCACCAACTAAATAACTTCCATTGAAAATCCCTCCATCTAAAATAAGGTCTATTTTTTGGGTGGTTTGAGGAGGCTCAGGTAAATTTTCAATTAGTTTTATAACATAATTTGAAATGGACATTTATAATTTATTATACAAATAAATTAGAAATATTATACATAATTTGAAAAACATTCATTATACATAATTTGAAAAAACAATAAATTCTCTCTAAAACTTCCCAAAAAAAGATGTCATTTTCATTAATAAATGAAATACGCAACCAAATAAGGCACTTATAAATAAATAGCCATTAAAATTATAATTTCCGTCGCTTGAAAATAAAAATTTCAAATATTTGAAAATTAAGTTTTTAAAAAAAGGCAATTGAAATAGAAAATATAAAATAGAAATCATTAAGGGTGCTTGAATTTCATCATACACATTGTCAATCGTGCTATTTATGAGTCTATTTTTATTATATTTATTTACAATGTCTTCTGAAGTTTCGTAATTTCGAATATAGTCATTATGATTTGGTTGTTGTGGAACATAATTTGGAACAGTTTGCGGGTCTATACTTACATTAGATGTATTCATAGGAATATCTCTCGATGGGAGTTGTGTAACACCTGACATATATGCTTGTTGCATTCCAGAAACTAATTGATTAATAGTAGATTGGTCTAATGAAACTTCTTCATTTTGCTGTTGCTGACTTCTTTGAATTTCTTCTGCGCGAATTTGAACATTTCCACCAACAGCAGGGTCAATAGGTAAATCGTGAATATTTGTAGTGTCACTCATAACTATTCTAAAGAATGATTAGAAACAAAAAATACGCAATTTATCTTATTTTCTCTCATTCAAAAGTTAAAACTTTAGAATTCAAGGAACATTTTGTAGGAACAGGCACATATTGTACACATTTGTCTTTACTTTTATATATCTTTTCTTTCAATTCGTCGATGGGTGGTGCATAAAATGTGAGGCAATTATTATCTTTACAAACTGCTCTAAATAATGAAGCTAACCCAAAACCAAGAATAAGGGACATCATAATTCTACCAGTGCTTGTATGAATAAATTTTTCCAAATGGATTGCCATATAATAATATATAATGATAAAATTATTTATAATTGTATTGGAATTGATGATAGCAATGTGTCATCTTTGGGACATTGAACCGTTTTTTCTTGAAATGTAAAACAATTGTTGGCTTTATCTTTAACCATAAATTTGTCAATATTTTCTGGACTTGGATATACATATACTGATTTCATTTCTGGTCCTAATAAATAAATAAAAATTAACCCAACTGCGAAACTTAAAAGGAAAACTGGAATAGAAATATATTGAAACATTATATATATTTTATATAATTATTTGTGTATTAAATTATTTATTTTTTCCTAAATAAAATTAAGTATTTTTAGGTGGTTTATTCATAATAATCTGTATCATCTTCGTCGTTTGTTTCTTCATCTTTGTCGTTTGTTTCTTCATCTTCGTCGTTTGTTTCTTCATCTTCGTCGTTTGTTTCTTCATCTTCGTTGTTTGTTTCTTCATCTTCGTCGTATAGTTTACGACCACCACGTTGACTACTTTCATCTTCAACTATAATTTGTATAGGTTTTGCCTTTTTCTTTGCGATTCCAACATCAAAATGAATTACACTATCATCAGCAGGTATTAATAAATTTTTGATATTATTTTTCTCTTGAATAAGACGATAAATATTATAATATTCATCAAAAACTACATCATTTACATTGTATTTTAAATTTCGTATTTTTACAAGTAATGGATATAATACAGTTACATAAATTTCTGCAGCATCGCTTGCAAATTTTTCATCATTTGTTTGCCTCATTTTAGTAATACATTCTTTAATTTTATCTATATTTTCATACATAATTACAGTTGAATCGTCTAATTCTATTTTTTTGTCTATATTATCGACAATTTTATTATAATTATCCAAAAGTGCTTCATATAAATTGGTATATTCAGAAATGTTGTTTTTATGAAAATCAAAATTTTTAATAGCTTGTTCGCTTGTAATCAATCCAAACAGCAATTTATTTTTATCATCAATAATATTATTTTTATTTTCTGTAATTTCATTTCTTACAAATTGTAAAGATTTGTCAAAAGGTTCATACTCGCCCATTGAGATTTCAATGTTTAAATTACATGGGTCTGTCAAATTACCACAAATACATTTATAAATGCGATGACCAGCCACTTCATCTTCATTTTTACGATATTCTACCGAAAAAATCGTGCCTTTTTTGGAAGGTTTTTTACAATTAACACATTTAGGCTTAAATTTTAAATATTGGTCCCGCTTTTCTTTTTTACTTAATCCATTGTTTCCAATAATTTTTTTCTTAAAATTACTCAATTCTTTCTCAAATTTTTGTTTCAATCCAAAATATTCATTTAATGCTTCATTTGGGTCCATTTTATTCGCCGTTGCCATTTTATATATATTTATTTATATTTTCTTTTTGCGATAAATACTCATTTTCCCAATAAGGTAATCCAGTAATCAATTGTTGATGTGCTCTTTGTTTAGCAATTTGAAAATTTTTTATTTTTTCTAATATATATTGTTGTTTTTCACGCTGTTTTTGTGCCATTTCAACAGGTGTTAATTTACCTTTGTATTTATAAATTAAACACCCTCCTAAAATAATTAAAAATAAAAGAAACATTCCAATATTAAAAATGGTATTATGAAATTGTTCTTTAATAATATGTGATTGTTTTAACGCTTCATTTAAAAAATATTTGACGCCCGGTTCTGTAAGTATTGGTTTATTAAAATCCATATTAAATATAGTTAAAATATTAAATTAAATTATACATATTATTTATATGTCAAACAATTCATACCTTAATATAGTAACTTTTTTATTGACAACATTGTTTTATTATATGGTTTTGAAACCAACCTTACCTTATAACTTATACAAAAATGAAGAATTTTACAAAAAGTATTTAAGCGATTCCTATATGTATTTAGCTGTATATTTTTTAATGGTTATGTTGGTTCAATTCATCGTAAATTCGTATGTCATCGCAAATAAATGTGGCGGAAATATTACCGAAAATATGGGGGCGGCTGGCGTTTTCACTTTTTTACCATATACTCTAATATTTGGTGTGGTAATATTAATTTTGACAATATATCCCGGATTTAAAAGTGCCTTTTCAGATGTTGTAGGTTATTTTTACGTATCAAATACAGCAAGTAAATTACTAACAGAATTACTGGTAAATAAAGAGACGGCAAATTTAATAGGCACTGATATAAGTGAAGATAAGAGAAAGGCAATGGAAACTGCGTCAGATATGATACTTAAAATATGCGGAAATAATTCAATATTAATAAATCAAATAGTCCCTTCGAATTTTGAACAATATTGGAATATTCTAAGACCATTAATGAAGAGTGAATATCAAACGGATAATGAAAAAACGACTGATATACAAAATAGATTATTTGAAGTAGTAGTAACACGCGATAATATAGGCGAAGCAATGTGGTATATATACACGGGATTATTATTGACGTCAATCGTACAATTGAAAATATCAACTAGAGGTTGTGTAAGTAATCTAAATACAATGGAAAAAAATTACCAAAAATTTTTGGAAAATGAAAATAAATCAAAAGAAAAGAAAGAGAAAGCCCAAACAGATTATGTAATAAGTAACTAGTAATGTTTTACTAGTAATGTTTTTGCGTTTATAATTTATTATTTTTTCTTTAAATAAATAATATAATGAGTTTAGAATTAAAACGTTTTGATATGAAGAGTATTCAATTCAAACCGAATGAAAATAAAGGTCCGGTCATTGTATTAATAGGTAAGCGTGACACTGGTAAATCGTTTTTAGTGCGTGACGTATTATATTATCAACAAGATATTCCCATTGGAACAGTAATATCCGGAACAGAAGAAGGAAATGGTTTTTACGGTAAAATGGTGCCGAGATTGTTTATACATAATGAATATAACACTGCAATTATTGAAAATATTTTAAAACGACAACGAACTGTATTGAAACAAGTCAAAAAAGAAATGGAAGCGTATAAAAGGTCAACAATTGACCCTCGTGCTTTTGTAATTTTGGACGATTGTTTATATGATAACACTTGGTCTCGTGACAAATTGATGCGTCTACTCTTCATGAATGGGCGTCATTGGAAGGTAATGTTAGTCATCACAATGCAATATCCGTTGGGTATTCCTCCCACACTTAGAACCAATATAGATTATGTTTTTATTCTTCGCGAAAATTACATCGCAAATAGAAAGCGAATTTATGAAAATTATGCTGGTATGTTTCCGACATTTGAAGCATTTTGTCAAGTGATGGATCAATGTACTGAAAAT